ATACAGACGGCAGTAATCAATTCATTTACAGTAGATTCCTTGTTCCTTACTTGACTGGCTTTTCTGGCCATGCGATCTTTATAGATGGCGACATGATTGTACGGGCAGACATTGCCGAATTGTGGGCACTGAGAGAAGTCGACAAAGATGTACAGGTTGTAAAACACGATTATAAAACACGAATGCCCGTTAAGTATCTGGGCGCGAAGAATGAAGACTACCCACGTAAAAACTGGAGTAGTGTAATGTTATTCAACTGTAATAACTTCCCGACAAAGAAACTAACACCCGAATACATTCAACAGTCTACAGGCGCACACCTGCATAGATTTGAATGGACCGACGATAGTCGCGTCGGAGAATTACCACCAGAATGGAATTGGTTACCCGACGAGTACGGTGAAAACAAAGATGCAAAATTATTGCACTACACGTTAGGGTCGCCCTGCTTTCACGACTTTGCAGACACTCCGCAAGGCAACGAATGGCATCGTGAACGCATACTAACAGAATACTGTCAACAGAGAGATATCAAATGATTATACCTATAGCACTGGCAAAGGATATGACATATCCAGAATATGACACTGGAGACTATGTAACTTCGGTAACAAAACAGGCATCGGAAGTTTTAAGACTGTATCACGAAGTCGAAAATTTAAAAACACAATGGAAGCCAGAAGACGGAACAAAAGGGAATCACGCATTTAATAAAAAATTAAATGTTTATATTAGAAGCAAAGATGCACAACTATCTGTATTAATGAAACGAACTGATTATGCGGCAATGACTATGACTGCATTTCCTGATGCAGATATTCGTTCGTATGCGGCATTCAATAGTTTTAAACACACAATAGATAAACCAATTTTAACTAGAGGCATAGTTTCCGGTGATTACATCGATTATGTAAAAAGTCGAGGCCTGGATTATTATTTTATTGAAACAGGATATTTTGGAAATTACAGTTGCGAAGGTAACCCTAATGCTAGAAAATTTTGGCACAGGATTGTTAAAAATGCCATGCAACACGAAAAAGTTTTAAATGTTCCTGGCGACCGCTGGGAAACTATTTGCAAATACGACACACGGTTAAAATGGAAGGGCTGGAAGAAAAACGGCAGTAAAATTCTTGTAGTAGCACCTAGTGAAAAACCTTGTAAGTATTACGGCATCAATCACATAGATTGGGTCAACGATACTGTAAAGGAACTTAAAAAACATACTGATAGAGAAATTGTTGTAAGAGAAAAAGGTTCACGTAATGAAAGAACTTCATCGAACGTAATTTACGATGCGTTTGATAAAGATGTGTATGCCATTGTAACTTACAATAGTATTGCCGCCGCAGAAGCAGTGGCTTACGGAATTCCAGCATTTGCTATGGCGCCCACTTGTGCCAAACCCGTTACGTTATCTGATCTATCAAAAATAGAAACTCCTTATTATCCAGACGAAACTTTTGTTTATCGTTGGTTAAGTTCTTTGGCATACGGGCAGTTTCATGTTGAAGAATTATTAACAGGCAAAGCATGGAGAATGGTTTTAGAAAATGAACAACGCGAAACCATTAGTTATTAAAAGTTACCTTAGCAGTTTACCTGCACATATTAACGGTACAGAAAAAATCAATGCTCTTACATATTTTGCAGAGGGCGCGGCAAAGTGTGGGGACAGTGGTACTACTACAACATCTCATAACTACGAGCCTTGTGATGTAGGAGCAATTATTGGAAATGCGTTTGATTCGAACCCATCTAAAACAAAATTAGCTCATTATAAAGTTCGTAAAATGGTCATGGATACGCAGGCAAGTCTAGGAAAGTACTGGCTCAGTATCGATAGCAACGTATTCATATACAAAGACAAAACCAATCCCCACAGGTACTTGCGTTATAGTTTTAATGGAGTATTCCCGGCAACCGGCATCTATTGCAACGATAATCCTGGAGAAGAAAACTGGAACAATATTAAAAGAGATTATAATATGGATTTAAAACCGTGGCGTACATCTGGTAATCATATCCTTATTACCTTACAACGTCCGATGGGATGGAGTATGCGTGGTTATAATCTAATGCGTTGGTTAGAAGAAACATTTACCAACATAAGAAAATATTCTGATAGACCGATTGTTATTCGTTGGCATCCAGGTGATTGGAAAAGTTTTCCCACTTACGAGCCCATATTAAAAAAATATAATGCAACAGTAAGTCCGCAGGAGCGTCACATTACTGAAGACTTAGTTAATTGCTGGGCATTGGTTTGTCATAATAGTACTCCTAGTGCTGTTGCTCCTATAGAAGGTATTCCTGCTTTTATTACAGACGATCCCAGTTATAGTCAAGGTGGAGATGTTGCTAACACAGACTTTAGCCTTTTAGAAAATCCTATATTAGCAGATAGAGAGCAATGGATTAAAAAACTTGCACAATGCCATTGGAGTTTTAACGATGTACGCAGTGGCAGATGCTGGTCTCATATGAGAAAATATGTAGTATGAAATCATTTGTAATTTACAAAGAAGGTGATACATTTTCTACAGAGCTAGCCAATGAATGTATTATATCTGCTAAACATTTTGATATAACTGTTGAAAAATATCCAGGCGTTTATAATGATATTGAAAATAAATTTATTCAAGAAAAATTATTTGTAAATGCTGACTGCAACGGACGTATTGATAAATTAGGCGTAAAGGGCTGTCTGTTATCCCATTGGTATCTTTGGAAACTATGTATCGAGATTAATCAACCGTTGTTTATTTTTGAACACGATGCGTTGATGATAAATCCATTGCCCGATAATGTTTTAAATTTATTTGAAGATTATTTAAATTTAGACTATAATAGAAAAATTTATAGAAAAAATTTAAAAGGATATCACGAAGAGTTATCTAATTTAAAAGTAGACCACATCAATGTTATAAAGATGGACATTAAGTCAGGAGCAGGATTTAAGTTTATTAATCGAAATCACATAGTTGGTGCTCATGGATATATTATAAAACCCGAGGGCGCAAAGAAAATAATAAACGGGTTATTAACAGACGGTGCAATACCAGCAGACATGGCTCCAAATTCAAAGTACGTAAATATGCATCATGCAACACAGACAGTTGTTAGAGTTAATCCAATAATGACCGAACAAATGGCAAAATTATCACATACAAGGAACTAATTATGGAAGATTTAATAGAATTAAGAGAAGGCTGGTGGTGGCCAAAAAACGATATCATGGCATGGAAATTTATTCGAAAAGAAGTTAACGATATAGATGAAATCGTAAAGTACGTTAAAAATAAATCCTATGTCATTCAAGCAGGAGGAAACATGGGAATGTGGCCTGTAAAATATGCAACAATATTTGAAAATGTTTTTACCTTTGAACCCGACGATATAAATTTATATTGTTTACGAAAAAATATTAACTCTAATAACATAACAATATATCCATATGCTGTGGGCGAAACTACTAGAAATATCTCTATGGAAGTATTATTAGAAAAAAATAGAGGTGCTAATCGAGTTGTTTTTGGAGGCGAAACGCCGATGATAACTATCGATGAATTAAATTTCGAAGGATGCGATTTATTACAATTAGATGTAGAAGGTTTCGAACACCAAGCAGTGTTAGGTGCTGTTGAGACTATTAAAAAATTTAAACCTGTAATAGTGTTAGAATTAAAGGGTCACGGTGAACATTATGGATTTACAGATAATGAGACTATCAATTTTGTAAAATCTTTAGGGTATAAACTCGAAACGACTCTAAGAGCCGACCATATCTTTTTACCTATATAATGTTAACTGTTGTTTGTGTTTTAAAAGAATCAGAAGTTTATACGCCCGAATGGGTCTATAAACTTAAATCATCTGTTGAGCGAAATTTAACAATTCCGTTTAATTTTGTATGCTTAACAGATTCGCAACTAACTTGCAATACAGTTCCGTTTACAAAAAATAGTGCAGGATGGTGGAATAAAATTGAACTGTTTCGACCTAATTTGTTTACGGGAGAAACACTATATTTTGATTTAGATGTTATTGTATCTAAACCATTAGATTACATGATTTCAGAATTAAGAAAATCTCAAGATAATTTTTTTATGTCCTGTGAGGAACCTTTTAAAAATCCTAATAGTTCGATAATGTACTGGAGGGGAGATTTTTCTACTTTATACAATGAATATTTTTTAGACCCTGAACACTATAATAAAATATACAGAAAAGGATTATTATTAGGAGATCAAGGATTTATATCACAGTCTGTTCGTCATAGTTACATTAATAATGTACTTCCTGCAAACTATATCTCGTGGTGTAAAAATAAAAATATTGAAATTACTGATGATACAGGATTCTTAATTTTTTTAAGTAAAAAATGCAAACCGTATATGTTTTTAGAAAATGAATTTATAAAATTGCACTGGAATTAATAGTATTTTGTTCTTTCGTCGACAAATATTTTTAAATCTTTTCTAGTACCCTTTGCTGTCCAGATATAACTAGGATTTTTCATTTCCCAATCAATATAAGACATCGGTAATTCGGCATACTTGAATCTACCAACAATAACATCTAAAATATCTTGATCTAAAGACCAATAAATTTTATCCTCTGTTAGGCTTTTAGTTAATAGTGTCGAATATTGTTCTAAGAAAGTCTTGGATCCAACAGATCCGAGTAGATATACTCCTCCAGCCAAGAATTGCCTATTTTTTCTAATATATAAATCAGGGCCAGTGGGTAAAACAGGTATTTTCTTTCTAACAATAGCATCGACGTCAATAGAAAATACGCTCTGCCCATCATTCAATAATTCAGCAAGTCTAATGAATCTAGCACAGGCAAAATATGTTTTTTGTATGCGTTCAACTATAGTTTTATCGCCGCCTTTCTCCATAGATTTTAAAATTCTCTTTTTACGCTCTATATCAAAATTATTAGTTGGAGTTGTTGTCCACTTGCTGGCCGCTGACTGAAATAAATCTAAGGGTGCGTATTCATATGAGTATGAAACGTTTTTATTTTGACAAAAATCTAATTGATCTTGTCTAGGATTAAACAAGTGCAGGTGTATATTGTTATTACTATTTTTTTGAATACTATTAATTAGAGTTTTTCCAAATTCGTCAAAATATTTCTCATCACAGGCGCCGTAGATGAAAAAATCAGTGTGGTTTAATTTTCCTTGCAGTGGTGGTATAATCATGTAAATATTTACTCAATGAAGATAGCATACTTTCCTAATCAGACAGCACTAAGATCCGAACCTGTGTGGGGTGCATTCCTGGACGGCGCCAGGCAAGCCGGATTAGAACCTGTGGAGAACAGTAAAACGGCAGATTGTGCGCTTATTTGGAGCGTATTATGGAACGGACGTATGCGAATGAATGAAAGTGTTTACATTCATTATCGAAGTATGAACAAACCTGTATTCATTATTGAAGTAGGAGCATTGGACCGAGGACGCACTTGGAAAATTTCAGCAAATCATATTACCACCGAAGGAATTTATGGAAATACTGAAAATATTGACTACGACCGAGCGAGAAAATTAGGTGTCGAGCTACAAGGCATAAAAACGTCAAGGAAAGATTCTGTATTGATTGTTGGACAGCACGAACGCAGTTTACAATGGCAGAGGCAACCAACTACCCAGGCATGGCTTGCACAAAAAGTCGGCGAAATTCGAAAATATACGGATAGACCTATAATTTTTCGACCACATCCTAGACATCCAATCAATATAACCTCTATGCCTGGAGTGACATTTGAACGACCAAATAAGCTCGCAGACACTTATGATAAGTTTGATATCAATTTTAATCATCATTGTGTGGTGAGTCATAACAGTGGCCCAGGCATTCAAGCGGCAATTGCTGGAACCCCTGTAATCTGCGATGAAAGCAGTTTGGTCCATCCGCTTAGTCATCGTATCTCGAACATTAACGAAATATTTCTACCTGATCGAAAAAATTGGTTTCATCAAATATTGCACACCGAATGGACTATCGATGAGATACGACAGGGTATTCCACAAAAACGAATATTAAATGTAATAAACCGTTGACTTTGTCATTAAATGTGTT